TAATGAATTCATCACAATAGTTAGCAGGCTGGAAAAGAGTAATATCTCTCAGCAGGTAAAAGATAATGTCAAAACAGTTTTAGACTCGTTTGATGGACTATACCTCGCTAACCCAGATACCCAAGATTCAGACGGATGTATATACTACACTGCTCCTAGCGGTGACGTTTTTTGCCTAAAAATAATTAAAGATCCTAACTCACCAGACTTAGCTCCTAGAAGATATGCAGCAGCACTTGATAATGAAGGAGTTGAGGTTTTAACAGGACCTAAATCTTTTTCAAGCAATACAGATGTACTAATAGAAGAAATAAAATTTAGAATAGATAATCAACTTCCATAACTAAACTATTTATATATATGAAACTAGATCAATTGCGTAAAGTAATACGTGAAGAAGTAAGAGCAGCTGTTAAGGAGGAGTTACAAGATGTAATGAATGAAGCAGTTAAATTTGCTTCTACTCCTACCAAAATGCAAGCAGTACCTAAAGGTCAACCTAAAAAATGGTCTTACGGTAAATCAGCAACTTTAGACGAAATGTTGAACGCTACAAGAGAGGAAATGACCTCTACAGATGCAGCCAATATTATCGGAGGTGCAGGAGTGCATAAACCTAACTTTGCATCAATGATGTCTAATCAGATGACAAGAGACGTGAGCGGCCCAATGCCCGGTATTGATATCAGCAAATTAGATTTCGTAGGAAAAGCAAAAAAGATTTACGATAAATCGGTAGAAAAAAGTAAAATGAGCTTGTAATGGCATTCGAAGTAAGAAAAATAGACCCGTTAGACTTACAACCTAGAAAAGCTATAGGTGTTAAACTACCATTTTCTGGTAGAGCGGTTTTTAATTCTACTTATCAATCTAAAGATGCTATAAGAACAAATCTTATAAACTACTTTTTAACTGCTAAACAAGAAAGGTTTCTCAATCCTACATTCGGCAATAGTTTGAGAAATCTGCTTTTTGAAAATATGACTGAACAATCAGTAAAAGCGATTGATACTCTAATAAAGAGAGATTTAGAAATATACTTTCCTAGGGTAGAACCAACTAATATTTCAACAGTAGGGGTACCGGACTCAAACACAGTACAATTTTCTCTATCATATAAAGTAAGGGAAACTAACATAGAAGATGAAGTAGTAATAAATTTTGAATTATAATGGCTGAACAAAGAGATATAAAGTACATAAACAGGGAGTTCGGCGATCTGAAAAGTAGTTTGATTGAATATGCGAAAAATTACTTTCCCGATACGTATAACGACTTTAGCGAAGCTTCACCCGGTCAACTCTTTATCGAAATGGCTGCTTATGTAGGAGACGTACTATCCTACTACCAAGACACTCAATTGCAGGAAACATTTCTACAGCACGCTAAAAATCCTGCTAATCTTTATTCGCTAGCCTATATGATGGGGTACAGACCGAAAGCTACTGCTGCATCCTCTGTAGACCTAACCGTTACTCAAAGAATACCAGCTAAATCTAGCGGCAGTGGATTTGTACCTGATTTCGATTATGCAGTAAAATTAAGTAATAACAGTACAGCTAACGCAAGCGTTACTGGTGACATAAGCTTTCTTTTAACTAGACCAGTTGATTTTAGCTTTAGCAGCTCTTACGATCCTACAGACATAACTATATACTCCTTGGAAAGCGGTAACCCGTCAGAATACTTACTATCTAAAACTGTAAGAGCTAACTCAGCTACTATAAGCTCAACCTCTTTTAACTTTGGTTCTGCTGAAAAATTTAACACCGTTACTCTAGATGATACTAACATTATAAAAGTATTAGATGTAACTGACAGTGACGGTAATACATGGTACGAAGTACCTTACTTAGCTCAAGATACTCTTGTAAAATCTGAAGTAAACCCAGAATCAGATAACAACTTAGTACCTTACTCTCTCAAGCTTGAAAACGTATCTAGGAGATTTATAACTAGACTTACCTCAACCGGTAAACTAGAGATACAATTCGGATCTGGAGTAGTAGTAGCAAGAGATGAAGAGTTTACCCCAAACCCTACCCTAGTATCAAGCTACGGCGACGCCGATACAGTAGATAGGTTAGACCTAGCGTTTGACCCTTCAAACTTCCTATTCACAAGAACATATGGTCTAGCACCTTCAAACACTACTCTTACAGTTAGATACCTTACTGGAGGAGGAGTCGCTGCAAACGTTCCTGCTAATACCGTTACCGAACTACTCACAACCCCCACTCCTAACGACGGAGTATATTCAGCTACCCTTGCAGTCACCAACAACAAACCTGCTGCAGGAGGAAAAGACGGAGATACAGTAGATGAAATAAGACAAAACTCATTAAAAGCTTTTGCGGAACAAAAAAGAGCTGTTACGGTAGAAGACATAACAGTAAGAGCGCTCTCCCTTCCACCTGATTTCGGATCGATAGCTAAAGTATACGTCACTAAAGAAGCGCTATCTGAGACTGCAGGTTTACTAGAAAGAAATCCTCTTGCAATCTCCCTATACACTCTAAGCTATAATGCTGACGGTAAACTTATAACTTCGTCTCAATCATTAAAGAATAATCTTAAAAACTACCTATCACAATATTTGATGCTAACTGATGCAATCGATATAAGAGACGCTTTTATAGTAAATATAGGAATTAAATATGAAATTTTAACCTTACCAAATTACCAGGCTAGAGATGTACTACTTCAAGTAACAAATACATTAAAAGATTATTTTAAAATCCAAAAATGGAGTATTAATCAGAGTATTAACTTATCAAAAATATATACTCTAATCGACAACGTAAAAGGAGTACAGACTGTTAAGACGGTAACAGTAGTAAATAAATCACAGGGAGTATACTCAGAGTACGCTTACGACACTAAAGGTGCAACTAAAGATAATATAGTGTACCCTTCATACGATCCATGTATATTTGAGGTAAAGTTTCCTGATGAAGATATAGAGGGACGAGTAACAACATTATAAAATGGCAATATATAGAATTTATCCTGAAAAAGACACTACTATTTGGTCTGAACCTAACACAGCTGGTTTATACGGAAATGCTGGGTTAGACGAAATACTAGAAATTGGAGGATATCCAGACGCTTACCTGACAGGCAGATCTCAAAGAGCGTTAATTCAATTCAGCACTTCCGATATTCAATCAGCTATCAATACTAAAGTAACAGGGAGCTTCAGCAGTAGTTTAAATTTATACCTTGCTACAGCAGGAAAAATACCAACCTCTTACACTTTATACGGATACCCTGTATCTCAATCCTGGACAAACGGTACGGGTAAAAAAGACGATATTCCATTAAATACTACAGGTGTATCATGGAAGTATAGAGGAGCTCAAGAAAATGATTGGGATAATCTTGGCGGTGATTTTATTACTTCTAGCGTATCAGGGAGTCAAACATTCAACCTCAGTAGTGTAAAAGATATTCAAATGGATGTAACTTCTATAGTTACACAGCATTATTCTGAGTCTTTAGGTAATTACGGTATACTGCTCAAAATAGAAGACAGTTACGAAAATTATACTTCTGCTAGTATAAATTTAAAATTTTACGGTAACGATACTAATACTATTTTTCCTCCCTATCTAGAATTCAAATGGGACGATTCTAGCTATTCGACCGGGTCTCTATCAGTATTATCAACTGACATAGCTACAATATCGATTAAAAATCACAGAGAAAAATATTTAGATTCTGATTCTGCAAGATTTAATATTTCTGCTCGTCCGAAATATCCCACTAGAACTTTTACCACTTCCTCTATATATCTTACCGAACATGCTCTACCTGAAGAATCCTATTGGGGTATAAAAGATGAATATTCAGAAGAAATGATAATAGATTTCGATACAACGTATACTAAAGTTAATGCTGATTCAAACGGTAGTTACTTTAATATCTTTATGAACTCTTTACAACCAGAGAGGTATTATAGATTGCTTATCAAAACTACTTTAAACGGAAACACATTAGTAATAGATAATAAGAATATTTTTAAGGTAGAACGAAATGGCTAATGAAATAAAAATACAAAAAACTGTTTTTGATAAAAGACAATTCGACAGAGTAATAGACAGAGAGTTTTCTACCTACGCTCAGCCCATAGAAGAAGATCAAGAATTGTCTATTATAGAGTTTTTTGATTTGTACGAAAAGCTTTACTTTGAAATACCGGTTAATGGAGAACAACAATCTCATGAATACTTAGTAAAGAAGAGCGGAGAATTAGCTGATTTTGAAAAAGACACCGAAGACATTCAACCTCTCTTAGATGAAATATCAGATTTAAGGGAACAAATTTTAGAGTATCAAAACCAAATTTTAGAACTCACCAACCCAACCTTATAGTAAGTGGCTAAATATAACTACTTTGTTAATGAAATCGATCCTAATTCCTTTCAGAAGGTTGTAATTTCTGAACAGGAAAAATTACTTATAGACGATTTTAATATTAATTCATTTTTAAATTCTTCTAAACATAGAGTTGATCTGGGTATTTATTCTTCTGAAAATATTCTATTAGAAAATTTTGTAGATTATACTAAATACTCAAAGCTACTTAACTCAGAAGAAGCAGGAAAAGAAGGCTCTACAAATATAGTATTAGACCCTGAAAACGACGTCAAAGAGCTTGGGTACGAATCTGGAGATGTAGTACTAGTATATAGGTTTTTAAATAACTATTTTGCAGCAAGTAAGTTTGGTGCTGAGTTTTTTATTGAAGATATTTCTCCTGACGGTACTGAAATTAGAGCACTATGCTTATCTCTCACTGATCAGGAAGTAAAAACAAAAGCTGATGAGTTAAAAAAGTATATTAACGAATCCACTTTTCTAGACAGTTTCTATTTAGACTTCTTTAACGACACTACGCCAATAGGTTTAAATATAGATACTGAACAGACGCCAAAAGGCTTGGCAATAGTAATAAAGCTATATGAAAGTATTCCTGCCGGTATAACACTAAACTCTAAGTTTACCGTAGAGGTAAAAGTTTCTGAAGATAAAGCTTATAGTATCTCTGCACAACCGATCGAAGAGCCAGTAGAGATAAAAAGACTAAAAGGACCAAATTTTCAAATAGAAAGTATAGACGAAAATAATAATCCTAGTGAATACTTTAATTTTAACGAACTTTTTAGCTACCCAGCAACTAGTAGTAATTTTGAACTTTACAGTTATCTTGCTGACAAAAGTGCACAAATTGCAATCAACCACAACGACTACAGCGATTTTATACATTTTAGTTCTGCAGAAGAAAG